CATAGTTGGTATGCAGACAGGAAGCAAACCACGGTTCTTAACTTTGACAGGCCAATAGCCAATAAGGAGCACCCGACGATGAAGCCTGTAGAACTTTTTGAATATTTAATAAAAAATTCAACAAAAGCAGGAGATGTCATTCTCGATGGGTTTGGCGGTTCTGGAACAACGCTTATCGCTTGTGAAAAAAATAAAAGAAAAGCTCGACTTGTAGAATTAGACCCACATTATTGTGATGTAATACGTCGCCGTTGGACGAAATGGGCAAAAGAAAACGGCTATTCAGTCGGCACAGGCGGGCTTGAATAAAAAAAATTGGGATTATTGGGAATGGGTAAACGGTATACGCAACAACAGATATTACAAGCAATAAAAGGTAGTGGTGCAATTATAACAACGATAGCATCTCGACTAGAATGTGCGTGGTCTACTGCACAGGCTTATGTTTTGAAATGGGAAGCAACACGGCAGGCAATGACTGATGAAACGGAACTAGTAAAAGACCTCGCAGAAAGTACACTAATTACCAGCATTAAACAAGGAGATACAACTAGTGCCAAGTGGTATTTAAGCAAGAAAGCAAAAGATAGAGGTTATGGTGATGATTTAGCCACACAACAAACAAACTCCACCGCCGAAGACGTCGAATTAACGATTAACATTATAGACGGAGTGCAAAATGAAGATTGATAGCAATACCATATTTGCTAACACCTATAATAAAGCCTTCCGTGCTATCCTTAATCACAATAAAGAGCGTTATACATTCATAGGCGGGCGAGCAAGCTGTAAAAGTAGCTTTATATCACTAGTGATTGTAATTCTAATTGTTATATTTCCAAATTATAACGCCTTAATCTTGCGTAAGACAGCAAAAACACTCAGGCGTTCAGTATTCGAGCAGATAGTATGGGCGATAAACAAGCTAGGTCTTACAAAGCATTTTAAAATCCCAAAATCACAGACAGCAGCATTACCTATAACCTATATTAGAAGAAATGGACAGACACAGTATATTATTTTTGCAGGAAGTGATGACCCAGAAAAGCTAAAATCAATTAAGGTTTCAAGCGGCTATTTTGCTATTTTATGGGTAGAAGAAAAGACAGAGTTTACACCTGCAGAATTACAGAATATTAAAATATCAGTCTTACGAGGTGGTGAGACATTTTATATATTTGAAAGCTATAACCCACCTAGTGCAACTCGTCACTGGTGCAACCTAGAAGCAAACACTCCAGACCCTAACAGAATTATAATACATACAACCTACAAAGACATACCGAATGAATGGCTAGGCGATGCTATCCTACACGACATAGAACAAACAAAAGTAAGCAATCCACGTGCATATGAAAATATTTATTTAGGCATAATAACAGGAACAGGACAAAACATATTTGAGAATGTAGAGCTTAGAGAAATCACGGACAAAGAAATAGCAACATTTGATTATCTATACAACGGCATTGACTGGGGATACTACCCTGACCCATTCGCATTCAGTACATCATCATTTAATCCAAGCAAACAAACACTCTACATATTTGACGAATTATACATGAATAAGCAAGGTAATTATGAGGCGTTCCTAAAATTGAGTAAACATATGGAAGCTCACAAAATGAACATAGCACGAGACAGAATTACAGCAGATAGTGCTGAGCCTAAAAGCGTCGCAGACTTTAGAAGCTGGGGCGGAAATGTAAGAGCTGCGATTAAAGGAATTGGAAGCCGTGAAGCCAGCTTTAAGTGGCTACAGGGCTTAAAGAAAATAGTAATAGACCCAACACGATGTCCGCATATAGCCAATGAGTTTATGTTATACGAATATGAAATTGATAAACGTACAGGAGATATAATGTCAGGTTATCCAGACGGACAACCCGATCATGGAATAGATACAGTACGTTATGCACTAGAAACAGTATGGCGACATGGTGGCGAATAAATGACTATATAGAGTAAGAGGTATAACTATGTTTGAAAAAATAAGGGGCTTTTTTATGAATATTTTACAACTATTTCACACAGCCACAATAAAGGATATTACAAGGATTAATACCAACATAAGCGTACAAATGTATAACGCTATAGAATTGTGGGGAAAGATGATGAGCGGTAATGCCCCATGGAATGAAAAAGCCCCACCTTGCGGAGTTTTGGAGCAAATCGCAGGTCGGCTGTCTATGCTTGTTTCTCGTGAAATAGGATTAGAGGTTGAAAATCAAGCAATAGCCGAAGTAATGAATCACATTAACAAAAATGTTGATAAGATTGTGGACTACATCGCACTTCTAGGCAGTTGTATTGTTAGACCTATTTTTAATAACGGAAAACTACAGTATGAGATAATCCCACTAGGAAATTACCTACCTATGTCTTATGACTTTGATGGGACACTTACAGAAGTGTTGATTTTGAAAGAGATTATTACAGGTTCTAAAAAATGGTTATTAACCGAAGAACACAGCTTTGTAAGAACAATGCACTCTGTCAAATGTAGACTATATCGAAATGATGGATGTTTAAAAGAGACTACCCTAGCCGACTGTCCTAAGACAGCAGAATTAACTCCAGAATATACATGGCAATCAGTAAAACAACCGATGATTATCGAGTTTAGAAATCACGCCATAAATAAAATAGACGGGTCGAACGTACCTGTTGCAATAATAGCAGGTGCGGAAGAATTGATAAAAAGTGCAGATGAACAGTTTGAACGTATGAACTGGGAGCAGAAAGGCGGAGAGTTGCGTGTATGGGCTGACCGTGATATGTTTATGAAAAGACAGAAACGAGACGGCGAAACAGTAGGTGTAAAAATGACACCAGAACTTAACCGCCTTGTAGTCCAGGTTGAAGGTGATGGCAGTGCAGATGGAAAACGAATTTTAGAACATGCTCCAGAATTGAGAACTGCACAACAAAACGAAATGCTACAACAGATATTTAGACGAATAGAATTAACCTGTAATATCGGCAAGGGAACTATTTCCGATATGGAAAGTGTTCAACAGACAGCGACACAGTATTCAGGCGGACGGCAAGAGCTATACGCTATTGTAGATAAGATAGAAGACGAAATTGAGGTTAAGTATCAGCATTGTGCAAACGTGCTGGCACACATGGCTCAAGCTTATAATCTAGGAGCTAATAATTCAAAGATAAGGGTAACTTGGAACGATGACCAAACCCGAAAAGACGTATCAGCTGCAAAGCTTATGGCTATTAACGAGGTAAATGCAGGACTTCGTAACAAATGGGAATATCGACGAGACTTCTTCGGTGAGGATGAAGCACAGGCGAAAGCAAATACTCCAGTTATGGAAGCAGCACCTGACCCTTTTAATTTTGGAGAATAGAAAATGACATATGAAGACAAATTAAAAAAGATTTTCAACGCAATAAAAACTAAAGCCATACTAGAACAACTCATAGAAGAATTAGGCGAATTGGTACAGGCAAGTGCGAAACATTTGCGCATAATGCGGGGAGTAAACCCAACACCAATAACGCACAGTGAAAACACTGAAAACATACAAGAAGAAATAGCAGACGTACAAATATGTATTGAGTTGGCAATTCAAGCAATGAGTTACGACAGTACAGAAATGCAAAAGAAAATAGACTTTATCAAACAACAAAAACTATCTCGCTGGTTAGACCGTTTAGAAATAAAAGAGGAATAAATGCTATCTCCCAGATATCTATACGGATTATCAGATGAAATTATAGACATCTATTCAGAATTGGAAAGCGAAATCTTACAAGATATGGCTCGTCGTATTGCAAGGCTTGGGAAGGTAACAGATACTACACGCTGGCAGGCTCAAGTTTTAGTCGAAGCAGGGGGACTAAAAAGAAACATAGCTCGCATACTTGCAAAATATGATAAAGCAATAGTCAAACAGGTTACAGACACTTTTGTAGAAGCATTAAAAACAAATACTAGAAATGATAATCACATATTTAAGGTAGCAACAGGGCGAACAATAAGCTCTCCAAATACTCAGGCTATGCTCTCAACAATCCAAAAATGCCATAGCGACCTATCAAGACTAACTCTTACAACGGCTACAACATCACAAGAACAGTTTGTGCTACAGGCTAACCGTGTTTATATGAATGTCCAAAGCGGAGCTTTTGATTATGATACTGCAATGAAAAGTGCAGCAGACGAATTAAGTAAACAAGGAATTACAACGGTACGATATGAAAATACACGACCTGTTAGACGTAGTATAGAAGCAGCTGTACGAATGAATATTTTGACCAGCATCAACCAAACCGCAGCCAATCAAACATTAAACAATGCAGAAGAGCTGGGAGTTGAAAAGTTTGAAGTTACAGCACACACAGGAGCAAGACCTGACCATGAAGCTTGGCAGGGAAAGATTTACACACGTAAAGAGCTATATAGCATTTGTGAGCTAGGGACAGCAACTGGACTATGTGGAATAAACTGTTGTCATTCATTCTATCCATATTTTGATGGAATGGAAAAGCATTACACACAAGACGATCTTGATGAGATAGCAAACGAAAAGGTAACCTATAATGACAAGGAGCTATCACGTTACGAAGGAGAGCAAAAACTACGTGAAATTGAACGTAATATAAGATATTACAAACGACGAGCGTTGACGCAGGAAGCAATAGGAGCAGATACTACACTAGCAAGACGAAAAATAGGCGAATGGCAAGCAGTAGCTCGTGATTTTACGAAGCAAACAGGAATAGCAAGAGATAGTACAAGAGAATATATCGGAACACCAACAGGCAAGCAACCGAAAGGAATAAAACCGCATGATAATTAAATCCAAATAAAAAACTATTTTTTCTACTTCTAGCACAAATAAAAATGACTATATAGGTAGAGGTAGGAAAATGACAATCAAACAAAGTTTATTAACACCTAACAAATGGAGTCGTCCGCAACACCGCATTAAAGAAGTATTAGGTATCGTGATGCACTGGACGGCTAATCCAAAAGCAAACGCAGAGCAAAATCGGAATTACTTCGAGTCAAGAAAAAACGGTAATGATGGCTATGGTTCGGCACATTATATTATTGGGCAGGATGGCACAGTAGTACAATGTATACCTACAGACGAAATCGCTTATCATTGTGGAAGCAGTCAAAAAGACCCAGCAAGTAGAAAAGTCTATACAGATTATGCAAGAAAAAAGTTTAAGCAGTATGCTGAAGACTACAAGACAAATAGTCCGAACTATTGCACTATTAGTATAGAATTATGTCCTATAGATGACCATGGACATTTTACCAATTTAACAATTGATGTCGCTGTGGCTCTTTGTTCAGATTTATGTAAACACTTTAATCTTAAAGCAGAAGACGTCACGACACATCATGCTGTAGTGGGTTGGAAAGATTGCCCTCGCTTATGGGTTAGACAACCCGAATTACTAGACGCATTCCGAGCTAGCGTAACGGACTATATAGCAAGGAGTGAAGCGTAAATGTGGCAAGCAATCAGTGAAGTATTAAGAAGTGGGAATGCCTTACAGGTTTTGATTTTTTTAGCAATGATTGTAGCTATTTTTGTGATGTTGGTCAAAAATGGCATACTTGCAATCAAAACAAAACATATCAGAATTGGACAGGCAGAAAGAGAGCGAGAAATAATCAGGCGACAGGTAGAGTCAGCTCATGATTTTATTATGAGTATAGAAGGCAAGATCGATGCCAACACAAATCAGTGCAATAAGTATTTTACAAAATATGTTTTGGAGCGAGTATATGACAAAGTAATTGAATGGGTAATGTTTAATAACATCAGTAACTCTACAATGTACATACAGGATAAGCAAGAAACTATTTGTAATTTAATATACATGTTTCCAATAGGAGAAGCTTTCAAAACACCCGAGTTTAAAAAACGTATGCAAAATTGGACAGCAGAATTAATCACACGTCTAATACAAATACGAGAAATATATAGCAAGGAGGATAAAAGTGAATGAAAAAATTGTTTGTTTTATTTTTTGTGTTTTTTGTTTTACCAGCTGTTGTACTGGGAACAGAATACACAATCACGGAAGCGGAACTTTCGAGGTTAGAGGAGATATCGGAAAACTTGGAGACGTACAAACGCAATCAGCAATTACAAGTACAGAGCTTGAAAAAGGGATTGACCGAAGCCTTGAACAAATCGAATACCTTGAAAGGTCAATTACAGATGGAGAGGGAGACATTGAAGAGCTTAAGGCAATCTTACGCAGAATACGAGAAAGAGCTAGATATAAAAATTCAAGAATACGAAACCTTAATTGATAAGTTTAAAAATAAACTATACAAAGCGAGATTAACTATCGCCCTCATTTCTTGCTTTTTAGGTTTTTTGCTTTTGAGTAGTATTATATTTTTTATTGTGAAAATAAAATTAAAGTTTTTTTAATTTACGAGGTAACCAAAATGGCACGAATTATTACAGATAATGTCCATGCAAGGTTAATAGCACATCTAGGAAAAGATGAAGCTGTAGCATTGTTTCAACAGTTACTTTTAAGCCCTAAAACATCAGAAATAGAAAACGAAGAAGAAAATAAAATAGAAGAATAAGGAGATAACTAATGAACTATGGCAGAGTAACACCTAGAGCTAGGACAGGGACTACTGGAATTAGCACAGAAATAGACATCAAAGCAAACGAGGGAATATGGATAAGTCCCCCTGACAGAATATCAGCAGTTACAGTTGCTGTACACATTCCAGAAAATGAAACCGCAACTTTTATAATTGAAACATCTTGTAATCGAGTAGATACGATCGGAGAAAATGGTACAGGTGGTTATTGGGATAATCCATTAGGTGAGAGTACGGTTTTAAAAGAAAATACCGTATTAATGTTGGCTAACGCAGTCACAGGAATAAGGGTTAGGTGTCTAACCGCCAGTACTCACATTAACGTTTGCTTTGTAGGATAAGTTATGAAATATTATGGCTTAATTATTCCGACAGTGTTTCCGACGGGTGTTTTTATTCAAGACATAAAACAAACGGTAAAGTCAGATGAAAGCGAAGGTGTCAACACTATAACTATAACCCTAACTAATCAGCAAAAAGCATATTTTAATGTCAAGAATGGAAAGCAGGGCTCAAGTGTAGAAGCAACAACTCAAATGGAGCAACACGCCAGGGAATATATCACTGCAGAACTTATAAAACAAAAAACAGAATTAGAAAAGGCAATTGAGGATGGAAAAATTGCGATTAACAATTCAGTTGAACAAGCTAAGAAAGCAGTGGAGCAAAAAGTTATAGAAACTACCCTTGAGATTAACGAACTTATATATACTTTTGTTGAGGAAGTTAAAAACGATATAAATAAACAATTATCAGTAGCTTCACAGGGAGTTAATGATTTAATTAACACAAAAGTTAATGAAGTTATGTCAACTACAAATACAAATTTTATAAATCTTTTGAAAAATGGATATATACAATGGCCGGGTATGCCTCGTCCTGATACTCTCTTTGATTTTCAAGGCTATCGTTGGGCAGAAGTCAACTATAACGGCTGTTTTTTCCGAGCAAAAGGACAAGGAGCATATTCATTTAACAGCGGAGAACAAGGCGATGCTATTAGAAATATAATGGGAGATTTTTCAGGTCTTGAAATTTTTAATACTACCTCTTTAAAAGAGTTTAACGGTGCCTTTAGCTTGGAAAACCTTAACCCCCCATGTGCTGATGGAAGTTATAGTGGTAGTGGTTCTGGAAAAATTAAGTTCGATGCTTCTAAAGTAGTTCCAGTTTCCAACGAAAACAGACCACGAAACAGAACTATTATCATTTGGAAACTTGAGAAAATCTAGGAGATAAAGACTATGGAATACATTGAGATTAAAGACAATATCATCATAGGACATTATTGTGGAGCAATGCCAGAACAAAAAAATCCTGCAATTGAATACATGGTTGTTGAAAATTGCAACGTAAATATAGGTGATGATATCCGCACATATGAAGACGTACTCGCAGGAAAAAAGAAAAGTCTTAAAACACTTGTAAAAGAAAAGTTAATCCAAATACCTGAAGGTAAAAAACTCAGCAAAGATGGTACAGAGTTTGAGGATATGACAGAAGCAGAAATGGTAAAGGCAGGATTAAAAACTCTTAAAAATGATGAAAAAATCCAAGGTAATTACATTGTAAAAAAAACAAGAAAAGAACTCTACGATGAGGGTAAGCTATCAAAAGAAGAATACAACCTACATATTGACGAATTACGTCGAGTAGCTTATGCAAAAGAAGCTGATCCTTTGTGTGCACAGTTTGTAAGAGATGAAGTCGAAAAATCTGTATGGCTTGAAAAAATAGAAGAAATAAAAAAAAGATATCCTAAAATTAAATAGAATAATGACTATAGTAGTATGGCAGATGATGGAGAAGTCCGAATAAGGACAGAAATAGATAATAGCGGTCTCGAAAAAGGTTTAAAAGATGCTAAAAAGAAAGTAAACGATGCAGCTAAGGACATGAACAAAGGTGCAAAAGCAGCTAATGCCCTTAAAACAGCATTTAATGAAACAGGTGGGGCTGCCAGTGGTTTTGCTTCCCAGATGGGAAGTATCGCAAGTGCTGGTGGCCCTGTAGCAGCAGGTATTACAGCTGCGGTTATGGTGACTAAAAAATACATAGAAACATTGAAAGCCGCAAACGAAGCTTACAAGGTACAAGAAAAGGCAGAGAAAGCACTACAGAAAGCAGCTGAGAATAATCCTTATTTACAAAAAGAAAGTGTTCAAAGACTAAAAGAGTATGCAAGCAAGCTACAAGAAGTAAGCAATTATGGAGATGAAGGTACTATCGATGTAATGGCTCAACTTGCCAGCACTGGTCGCACAGAAGCCGAGATTATGAAGATAGTCGGAGCAGCAGCGGATTATGCAGCGGCAAAGCATATCGACCTTAAAACTGCAGCAGAAACACTAAACTCCACCTATAGCGGAATGGCTGGAACGGTTGGAAAACAAATCGCAGAAATCAAAGACTTAACAGATGAGCAATTAAAGAATGGAGAGGCAATAGATTTAATAGCTAGCAAATATAAAGGATTTGCAAAGGAAACGGCAGACAGTAGTGAACAGGCTAAAAATAACTTCGGCGATTTTATGGAGTCAATCGGAAAAATAGCTAATCCGTTTTTTGAAGCATTAGCCAATAAAGCAAAAGACTTCTGGGGATTTATGGCAGGGCAAGTAAGCAATTTTAATGACTTCTTAGAAACACAAAGTCGTAAGTGGGGAGGAATTAAAAGGTCTGTTGATGAAGGTGTAAAGCTTGTCAGTGGAATATACACCAGTAACAAAACAGGAGAACAAAAGACAGGGGTAAGTTTTCAGAATACTGAATATTTGAAATGGCTTAAAGAAGAATTAGAATGGAAAAAAGATTTAACAGATGAAGAAAAAACAGCTTTGCTCATAATCAACGATGAGTTGAGAGCTCGTGAGAATGCAGCAAAACAAGCAGAGAAAGATGCCGAAGCAGCCAAGAAAAAAGCCGATGAAGAAAGAAAGGCACGTGAAGAAGCTGAGAAAAAAGCAAAGATAGAAGAGGATGCACGTAATGCGGCAAACAATGCAGCAACCGATAGTGATAAGAAACTAAAAGAATCATTATATGCTTTGGAACTGGAAGCAAAACTAAAAGGGAAAGAAGTAACTGCACAAGACCGTTATAATGTCTATCTTAATTCATACCTTGATTTACTAACCAAGACAAACGGACTAATTAAAGAAGGTTATCCAATAGAACAGAAACGACTCGAGCAACTAAAAGAAGCCGAAGAAGCACTCAAAAAAGCAACTGATGCAGAAGAAAAACTTCAAGCCACAATGAAATTAACACAAGAAGCAACAGAAGCGATAAATAGCATTAAGCGTGATATAAGACCTGCAGAGCAATTACAAAAAGAAATAAAAGCACTGGATGAATTAAAACAAAAACTCAAAGAAGCAACAGATGAAGAAATTAAGCTAGCCCAAAAAGGTCAAAAAAACATATTAAGTCGTGAAGAATTATTAAAAGGACTGGCAGATGCGGAGCGTGCTATTGTCGAGGAAAAAATAAATTCAATAGCAGGTATTGAAAAATCATGGTGGGATAAACATAAAGATAAGCAAGCTGAGTTATTGGAGATGAAAAAAGCAATCGCTGACAGTGAAGTATTAACCGAAGAAGAAAAATACGAGCGAATGAAACAGCTTGATGAAGCCTATCTACAAAGTAAAGCACAACAGGCAAGTGAACTCTTAGGTGTAATACAAGGTTATGTCAACCAAAGTGTAGACATAATGAACCAAGCTACCAACCTTATGCTTGAAACATCTAAAAACCAAGCAACAGCTGAACAAGCACAGCTTGAAATAAAATATCGAAAAGGCGAGCTTAGCGAAGAAGAATACAATAAGAAAATCACAGAAAGCAAAAGAAAAGCAGCTAGAGAACAATATAAAATACAGATGGTGCAATGGATGGCTTCTATTCTACAAGCAACAGCTAACATAGCACAGGGTGTTACACAGGCAATAGCACAGGGTGGAATAGCAGGACTTATCACAGGTGGCATTGTAGCAGCAGCTGGAGCAGTCCAAATTGGGAGCATTATAGCAAGTAAGCCAATCCCCCCTAGCTTTAGCACAGGTGGAATTGTAGGTGGCTCTTCTTATCAAGGAGATAACATAGCAACAAATCTTAATAGTCGAGAAATGGTTATGAATATGAGCCAACAAAAAGGCTTATGGGATTTTATCAATGGTGGTAGCAATGGACGAGGAGCAATGCCACAGATAGTTATAAACAATAGTGCCTCAAACATTGCAACCGCACAGCCTAACCTGACTCGTGACAAAATTGAAATAATGATAGACGCTCGTGTAAATGATAGCCTAAAAAATGGGCGTTATAACGGGTCTTTAAATATGGCACAGCAAGGAATGAGTGGTGATTATTACGGAATATAGAAGAGGTGAAAAAAAAATGGCAGTAAACTGGAGTACATACGTAAACACTGACTTTTACGGACAAGATGGAAGCTATAAAGAAAACACAGAAAAGATAGAGTTTAAGAGCGGTCGAGAAATTGAATACTTAAAAAACAGCTTACCCAGAAAAACGCACTCTGTAAACCTTTGGCTAAAAGATACAGGCACAGCTAAGATAGATAATAAAACGGAGTTTCAACATTTTCTTTATTGGTATGAAAACACTGCAAAAAGTGGCACTGTTCCATGCAATCTAAAAGACATAATAACAAGAGATGGAATAAAACAATATAAGGTCAAAGTTACAGGTTGGAGTGGGCAAAAACATAAAGAAGTAAGCCTAGAATTGACGGAGATTTAAGAGTATGAATATTTATAAAAGCTTAGCAGAAGGTGGCGGTTATAACCTCCCCTTTTTAGTTCATTTATCAAATCCAGATAACAGCCTAGATATTTTTTTAATTAACGATAATCAAAACATGACTTATAATAAGCAAGTTTATACTGCAAGCAACTTTACATTTACTCCTAACACAACAGGGGATAGCTCTTTTAGTGTTGAATTAGTAGAACACAGTGAAATTATAGATATGCTTGAAGATAATTATTATTTCAAAGTTGAAGTAATAGGCATATTCAATGGAGAAGAAGTAGAACCAATAGGCTTATTCAAACATAAATATGGAGAAGCAACATGGGACGGAATGAAGCTAGAAATGAAACTAAACAAAGATGATAGGGGTGATATGACCTTTCCTGCATTGATTTTTAATTCATACAACAATAGAGGGAACAATTGAAATACGACGACTTATTAAATATACCGTTTAAGAAATTTGGAAGAGATAAGAATGGTTTTGATTGCTATGGTGTAGTAATGGAATGTTGCAAACGTGCAGGTACACCTTTGAAAGATTTATATGATGACATTGTAGACCTACCAGTTGATAAAGTTAATGACTATATAAGTGGCGGTTTGAATGTCAAACAAATAAAAGAAGCAAAAATAGGAGCTATTGTCTATTCAATATATCACGGTAATACGCACGTAGGCTACATCGTAGAGCGTGGCAAAGTATTACATGCAACAATAGATAAGGGTGTTAAAATAACTCCACTTATAGCTATGCACCCAATAGCATTTTTTGAGGTTATAAATGAAAGCAACACTTTATAAAGAACTATCAAATAAACAAACCCCCATTGAATTACAAGCAGGGCTTACAGTACAAGAAGCATTACCTAGTTTAGATTTGGAAAATGCAATTATTGTAGTCAATGGTAAAATAGAAAATTATGATTATGTATTGCAAGTAAAAGACAAGGTTACAATAAGGCTCACCCCTAGCGGAACTACAGCACTTCTTGTTATTGCAATTGTAGTCGCAGTAGTAGCTGTAGGTGCTGGTATTGCAGGTGGAATATACGCATATAAAGCAAGAAAGGACGCAGAAAGGGCAAAAGAAGAACTTGAAAAAATGAAAAAGCTCTCAAATAGCCCATCAATCGATAACCGCCCATTTCTACGAGGAGCTACTAACACAATAGCAACAGGCAAAAATCAACCCTACATCATCGGTAGGCATTTGTTCACCCCTTACCTATTATGCTCACCTTTCTATGAAATAGCAGGAAAAGATGGAAGCGAACAATACACTTATACAGTATTAGAATGTGGATTTAGTAAGCAGATAATTAAAAAAATTGCTATAGATGACATCATAATTAAAACATTCAAAGATACAGCACCACAAGAGGGAGCTTATGATATAGACTCAGGAATATTTACAGAGGACGGACGTATTGAGATTGCTCAAGATGGTAAACTTTTAACTGATATACCTTCATTAAATTACAAAGTAGACTCAAAAACTTGTAATGACGAAATTCCACGTGATAATGATGTAAAAGAAGATAAAAAATCATATCTAACCTACACATTAAATCAGTATGCAATGGACGTTGACGTTGCTATTACTTTTCCTTATGGCTTATATGCTATGGATAATGATGGGAATAAAATAGAAACCCAAGTTGCAATAACTCCTGAATATTCACTTGATGGTGGCTCTTCTTGGTACACTTTTTATTTTGATAATAATGGAAGAAGAACAAATATTTTCAAAAGACTTGTATCAACAAAAGAACTTCGATATGTCGCACACCAAGACTTCACCTCTTCCGACTATGAAACTCTAAAAGCTAATAATCAAACTTCAATATACATAAGAATTAGAAGCAATGGCTCAAGAGATAGTAGCATTAAAAATGACTGCTATTGTCTTTTTTATCAATCCACTTGTTACGACCCAAATAAAAGCTCTGGTACAGAATTAGTGCCTTGTAAAATTATAGAAGATAGAGAGCGAGCCTTTTGCTCAATTCTTGCATTAAAACTAAAAGCCTCAAAAATCAATGAAGATAAGCTAAAGAAAATAAACATAATCACGCAGGGTATAGCTCGCATTTGGGATGGCAAAACATGGAGCATAGAAAAGACAGAAACCAGAAACCCTGCAGCTTGGGCTTTAGAAATTGAAACCAGTGATAGCCACCCAGCAAGCCGTTACAGTGATAATGAATTAGACATCGAAAGCTTCGGTGAATATTATGAATATTGCCAAGAAAAAGACTATAAATTCGATTGGGTAATCACTCAGAATATAAAAAAAGATGACATCCTTAATCATATAATGGAAGCTACGGGAGCTTGTATTTACACAGATATCTATGGTAGGCGTGCAATTGCTATCGATAGACCTCAAGAAAACGCACTAGCTGTTTATAACCCACAGAATATTATTAGCATTCAAAACAAAAAAACTTTTTCCAGACGTACAGACGGATTACGCATAAAGTACATAAACAGTAAAGATGATTTATTCCAAGAAGATACATATTTGGTAATGAGGGAAGTAAATGGTAAACCACTCGAAATTACTCCAGATAGTATTATAAAAGATATAAACATTACAGGCATTACAACTTTTGACCATATCGTAAAATATGCTCGTCGTCTTATGACAATAGAAGCTTTACGTCCTAAGACCACAATTATTGAGGTTGGAAACGAAGGTGTGTTTTATACACCATATAGCAAGGTTTTAATTCAAGATGACAGCTTAAAAATTGGAATAGGTAAAGGGTTTGTAATCACTGCTACAAAGTGGAAAAATGGACTATTAAAGAAAATCTACACTAGAGAACCTTTAACATTTGATGCAATGAAAACCTATGGAATTATCGTTAACTGTTTCACAGAAAAAGGAAGCCAACCATTCGCCATAAAAGTTGATGGAGAAGGAACTACTAATGAACTAACTGTTTTAACAAACATTAGAGCTAGTGCAGATGCAAAACCAGAAGAAAACAATATTTTCTCATTTGGAGAGTTAGACATAGACGGTGAATTTAGTAAAATTACAACTCCGTATATTATTAGCCAAATTAAACGCAGTGAAAAAGGCTTTAATTTGGAATTGGTAAATTACAATGAAGCAATTTATGAAAGTGGTAAAATACCTGATTATAAAAGCAATGTTACACCAAGACCCATAACCATATCAAAGCCAATACCTGCAAATTTAGTCACTACAGAAGACTTAACTGACGTAATCTCAAAAATAGACCCATCTGGAGTGAATGCAGCACAGGAAGCTGCTAATGTTATCACTCACGGCGTACACTTTAGCGATATACACAGAATACGTGATATGGAG